GCCCGCCCGCGCCGGAGACGGTGCCAATGGCCAGGTCGCTGAGGAGCTCAGGGGCAGGACCACTGCGGTGACCCACTAAAATTCCGCCCGGACCACTCAATGGGGGCTGGTCAAGCGGCGCTTCTTCGTGCCGTGCACGACGTGCGGGAAGATGCAGTGGCTGCGCTTCGAGCGCCTGGCGGTGCCGCCATCCGACACCCAGCGCCCGCGCGGCTGGCTCGCACCACGCACCGGCTGGCTTCGCTGAGGAGGACTCGCATGGACCCGACCGTCCTCGCCTGGGCGCTGGCGCAGCCCGCCGGCACCCGCGCCGCCGTGCTCGCCTCCGCCTTCACCGGCGGCACCACGCGCGTGACCTTCGACGGGCGCACCGTGGAATACCGCTCGCTGGACGAACTCGGCCGCGCGCTGTCGGTGCTCCATGCCGCCGAGAACAGCGCCGCCCGCCGCCCCAGCGTCACCCTGGCCAGCTTCTCTAGGGAGGGAACCGGGTGATGGGGCGCCTGCGTGACGCATGGCAGGCTCTCCGCGGCTACACTGCCGCCCAGGACCTGCGCGCGTCCGCATCCTGGGCACCGTCGGCCGGCAGCGCCAACGTGGAGGTGGGTGCGGCCGCGGCCACGTTGGCGCGGCGCGCCCGCGACGCAGTGCGCAACGATCCCTACGCCACGCGCATCGTCGATCTATGGACGGGCAATGCCGTGGGGTCCGGCATCACCACCCGTTGGCCGGACAAGGCCCACGCTGACGCCTGGCGCCGCTGGGCCGACAGCACCGTCTGCGACGCGGAGGGGCGCCTGGATCTCTACGGCCTCCAGGCGCTGGTCATGCGCGCCGTCGTGGAAAGCGGCGAATGCTTCGTCCGGCTGCTGCCCACCGATATCACGCCCGCCAACCCGGTCGGGCTCCGGCTGCAAGTGCTGGAGAGCGACCATCTGGACACAGCGCGCACCGGGATCGTCGACAGCCGGCCGACGCTGCAGGGCATCGCGCTGGGCGACGCCGGTGAGCCCGTCGCCTACTGGCTGTTCCGTCATCACCCCGGCGCGTCGTGGCTGCTGCCGGGCTGGACGCTGACCAGCGACCCGGTTCCGGCCCGGGACGTACTGCACGTTTATCGCAAGCGCCGGCCTGGCCAGCTGCGGGATGTGTCCTGGCTGGCACCCGTGCTGACCCGGCTGCGTGACCTCGGCGACTACGAGGCCGCCCTGCTGATGAAAGCCAAGATCGAGGCGTGCCTGGCCGCCGTCGTCTCCGACGAAGGTGACGAGACGCTGACCGGCAGTGCCGCGGGTCTGCTCAAGGATGCCCAGGGCCGCACCGTGGAAGCCTTCGAGCCTGGCATGATCCTGTATCGGCGCGGGGTGGGCAGCGTGGAGGTTGTGAACCCGTCCGGCGGTGGCAGCCACGCTGCCTTCGCCCGCCGCGCCCTGGAGGCCGCGGCCGTCGGCGCGGGCCTGACCTACGACCAGGTTTCTGGCGACCTGACCCAGGCTAACTACTCGTCGCTCCGGGCGGGCAAGATCGAGTTCCGCCGGCTCTGCGAGCAGGTGCAGTACGGGATGCTGATCCCGATGCTGGTCCGCCCCGTGGCCGAACGCTTCCACGCCCAGGGTGCGCTGCTGGGCCTATGGCGCAGCGACATGCCGGACGGCGTCAGTCACGTGCCGCCGGCGCATGAAATGATCGATCCGCTGAAGGACACCACGGCGCTGATTGCGCAGGTGCGGGCGGGCTTTGTGCCGCAGCCAGAAGCGACCGGGGCCTTCGGCTACGACTTCCGCCAGGTCGTCGACATGATCCGCGAGGCCAATGCCGTGCTCGACGATGCCGGCCTGTCGCTGGACACCGATCCGCGCCGCGTCGCCAAGTCGGGTAGCGCGCAGGACGCAGCGCAAATGGCGGCGATCGAGATCGCGGCGACCGGGGCGGCGGGTCCACTCCGCCAGGATACGCAGCAGCAAGGCTGAGAGCATGACCGAACCCATCGACCCGGGCGGCAGCGATGCCGCGCCGGCGCTCCCCGTTGCGCCGATCACGGCGCAGCGCGCCATCGCCGCACCTGCCACGGTGGATCGCGCGGCGCGCACGGTCGAGGTGGTGTGGTCGACCGGAGCGCGGGCGCGGAACTATGTGCCGCCGTTGGGCGCCATCGTCGAGGAACTCGACATGTCGCCGAACGCCGTCCGCATGGACGGGCTCAGGAGCGGCCGCGCACCGGTGCTGGATACACACCGGCGCGGTGGTGCGCGTGACGTGCTGGGCCGCGTCGTGGCCGCACGGCTTGAGGCCGGCCGCGGCTACGCCACGCTGCAATTCAGCGCCGCCGCCGATGTCGAGCCGGTCTGGGAGCGCATCGCCGACGGCACGCTCCGCGCGGTGAGCGTCGGCTACCGCGTGCACCGCTACGACCAGCGTGTGGACTCCAGCACAGGCGAGACCGTCCACCACGCGGTGGATTGGGAGCCGTTTGAGATTTCCGTCGTGCCGATCCCGATCGACCGCGACGCCGCCGTTCGCGCGCAGGGGGACCAGGGCGCCCCCATGCCCGCCATCGAACCCGCCCTACCCAACGAGGACATCACCATGCCCGACACCACGCCGGAGACCCCGGCCGCGCCCACCCTCAGCCAGCCGGATCCCCCGATGCCCAACGACACCGCGCCCGCCCCGCCGGAGCCGAACCGCGCCCCGCCCGCCGATCCCGCCGCCGAGGCGACGCGTGCCGAGCGCAGCCGCATCGCCGGCATCGACACCGCCGTCGAGGCCGCCCGCGCCCTGCTGCCCGCCGAGCGCATCGCCGCCGTCCGCACCGACGCTGTCGAGTGCGGCTGGTCCCCCGACGACACCCGCCGCGCCCTGTTCGACACGCTGGTGCGCCATGCGCCACGGCCCTCCATGCCGGCGAACCCGGCCGCGCATGGTGGCCCCCCGCGCGCCGAAATCCTCGACGCCATGGCCGAGGCGATCGCCGCCCGCGCCATGCCGGGCTACCAGCCGGCCGGCAACGGCCGCCACGCCGAGTTCATGGGCTGGCGCCCTTCGGACATGGTGCGCGAACTGCTGACCCTGCACGGCGACACCCAGGTGCCGCGCGATCCGGTCCGCCTCGCCGAGCGCGCCTTCCACACCACCAGCGACTTCCCCGCGCTGCTCTCGGCCGCGGCCAACAAGATGCTGCTGGCCGCCTACCAGCCCGCACAGCCGACCTACCGCACGATCTTCCTGCGCCGCGACTTCCGCGACTTCAAGCCGCACCGGCACCTGCGCATCGGTGACTTCCCGGTGCTGACGCCGCTCTCCGAGAACGGCGAGATCCAGGCCGGGACCATGAGCGAGAGCCAGGAACTGGTCTCGCTGGTCACCTTCGCCCGGCGCATCCGGGTCACGCGCCAGATGCTGGTCAACGACGACCTCGGCGCCTTCACCGACTTCGCCGCGATGATCGGCCGCCGCGTCGCCGACTTCGAGAACGCGACGGCCTATGCGCTGGTGAACCTGGCCAATGGCGATGGCCCGACGCTCACCACCGGCACCGCGCCGGTCTTTGCCACCGGCGCGGCCCGCGCCAACAAGGCCGCCGCCGGCACCGCGCTCGACGAGACCAATATCGGCGCCGGCCGCACCGCCATCATGCGCCAGCGCTCGCTCGACGGCTTGCCGATCTCGCTCGGCCGCAGCATGCGCGTGCTGGTGGGGCCGGCGCTTGAACTCGCGGCGCTCAGGCTCACCACCTCGATCACCCCGGCGAACTCGGGCGCCGTTAACCCCTATGTCGGGCTGCTGCAGCCCGTGGTCGAGCCGCTGATCCCGGCGAACCGCTGGTACCTCTTCGCGGAGCCGCCGACCACGCCGGTCTATGTCTATGGCTACCTCAACGGCGCCGAGGGGCCGCAGGTCACCACCGGGCCGGTCTCCGGCGTCGATGGTGTCGAGGTCAGCGTGATCTTCGACTTCGGCGTCGGCGCCATCGACTGGCGCGGCGCCTGGTTCAACCCGGGCACCTGATCCCGGCTGCCTTCCCACAACCATGACGACACGCGGGGCGCCCCAGCCCGGGCCCCGGCCAAGCGACAGCTTGGCTGGGTAGAAGGGGCGCCCTTCGTGTTTCTGAGGAGACCTCATCCCCATGCGCAACTACGTCCAGTCGGGCAACAGCCTGGCCATCGCCGTGCCCTATGCGGGCGGCATCCTCTCCGGCCAGGGTGTCCTGGTCGGCGCGCTGTTCGGCGTCGCCGCCAGCGACGGCGCGCAGAACGCCATCATCGAGGCCGCCACCCAGGGCGTCTTCGACATCACCAAGGAGCCCGCGCTCGCCATCACCGCCGGTGCCCGCGTCTTCTGGGACAACACCAACCGCCGCATCACAACGACCGCGACCGGCAATTTCCAGGTCGGTATCGCCAGCCTGGCGGCGCTGGCCGCGGACACCACCGTCCGGGTGTGGCTCAACCGCGTGCCGGCGCTCGGCACATGAGCATCGATCCGAAGGCCACGCGGGGCCATCGCAACCGCAACCCGGGCAACATCGAGCACGTCCCGGCCAACAAATGGCAGGGCCTCGCCGAGCCACCCTCGGACGGGCGCTTCTGCCGCTTCACCAGCCATGAATTCGGCATCCGCGCGCT